AGTTATTTTTTTGTCTTTGGCACTCAATGCCGTACTGAGCATACGTTCTGCAACAGCAAATATTTCAGCACTGTGTCTTGCTTCAACATTCATACCCAAATTCATTAGTTCTTGAAAACTGTCTACAGCCTGTTGAGCAATGGTATCCATTTCTGAATCGTTTTCTAAACCACGCACAGCCGTTAGAGCCGCTTCAACTTTTTCCATGGTTGTCAGTTCAACTGCGTGTTTTATGGGTTCTTCCACGGGTGTTATGTCTACTTGATCTTCTTCTGTTTCCGGTAAATCAAATAGTTCTTCTAATTTCTTTGTCATTTCTTAAATATTTGCTCTTCGGTAATTACTCTAAACTTTATGCCATTACGTTTTGCCCAATGTATTGCCGCTTCCCATTTGGCATAGTTGACAGCAACAGTGGCACGTTCTTTTGTATTTAACTTCTCTGTTAACACACTTTGCTTTTTTGGTTTAATTTCAATTAACTCAGCAACACGTTGACCTTTTTTGTTTTGATAAATTACTAAGAAATCAGGAACATATATAGATTGTTTTCCTGTGAGTGGATTACGATATGGAATTTTTATTTCTTCACTTGCCCATTCCATTACGTTTTGATTGTTGTCACAAAAGTTCATAAAAGCAAGTTCCCAAGAACTGCGATATATGATAGATCCTTTGCCTACGTATTTGTTTGGATTGCGTGGCTTAAAATGTCCTTTGCTGTATTTGAGAGCCATGACATTATTGAACTATGTTCCTGGCAACGTTTTGATTAGCAGTTAGTACATTTGATACACCCAACAAAGCACTCTGTGAACGTATTTGATTTAGATAGTAACACATTACTTCGTTGACACCTATTTTGTCTTTGTCATTCATTGACTCTAACAATGTTAGTACGTTTACATTGGTTGCTTTTGCTACACGAAATAAATCCAAAGCAAATGCTTCTGCAGATTTATCACTGTCTGTTACTTTTTTAAAAAATCCCAATACAACAGAATATTGCTCACTACTAATATTAAGCGATGGATCGTTGTAAAACTTTTCTATACTAAACTGGTCTGCCATTATTGTGTTATGTTGTTTCCGTTGCTAAACACATCGCCTGCAACGTCTTTAAAAGTATTTGTAAATGTATTAAATTCGTTTGAATTTGTAACAGTGCTAAATGTATTAGACAACTCTTCTCCAACTGGTGCAAATGATTTTGCTACACTAGATAGTGTGTCGGTTGCTGAGTTTACTAAACTGTCTGCACTTGGTATATCTTCAACTAATCCATTGATGTTTGGAACATCAATTGAACTTATAGATTCTGTTATACCTTCTAGCGAACTTTCTAATATGTTTACTCCGGGCTCTATAGATGATTTTAAACTTGCAAACAGTCCTGTGAAGTCGCTGTTTAGTTCGCTACCAGGAGCAAACTGATTCTTTAGTGAATTTATACTAGGCGAAACATTTGTAAATGTATTAGTAATATTTCCAAAACCAAAGTTTGTACTTAGACTTGTACTTAAACTTGAAAAGTTTGTTCCACCAAATAGTGTAGCACTACCAGATATACTTCCCAAATTCAATCCAAAGTTAGATCCAAACGACGGTATCGAAAAAGGACTGCTACTTCTAGCACCGTTGTTAGATAAAAAGTTAAGTCCGCCACTGATAGCACTGCTTACTAATTCTTTGCCGAGGATACTTGAAATATTTTTACCTTTTAATGTGTTTCTCAATGATCCGCCTGTTCTTATAGCACCTAGGATATTGCCACTTGCTAGATCATCTAATATACTTGAACCAGCATCTAATATGCCGCCTTGTCCAAATAGTGTTGCTTTTGTTCCTGCTCTCAAAGGACTTGGTGTTGTGTCGTACATTGCTGGATCGCCAAATCCACGTACTTCACTACCAACTTTGCCTCTACCGTATTTAACTGCTTCGTAGTTAAATGTTATGCTGTGTTGCATAATTCCATTTCCAGCACTGTAATCAAATGTGTCGTGTTGGAAACTTTGTATAATGGGATTGATTAATGTGTAAGACGTAAAGTTATTTCTGTTTAATCCATATATTTTTATGTCTTTGAAGAATGGAGGTTTAGTTCCATCTCCAAACCCAGTACCGTCATAACCCCAATCGTTTACACGTCTCAAGTCATTATAAATGTCTCTTGAATTATATTCGGGATTATTACTACCTTGTCCGTCGTATCCGTAGTCACTATCGTTGTAATAATACATCATGTAGTTTGCCCACATAGATCTTACAGCATCACTACCGTCGTCATGTAGTGTGAGTGTTACTGGTTGATAGTTTATTTTCTTTTGTACGTATCTTTTGCGATTATATTGATGCATTTCATCAATATCAAAAGTGTAACTTGGTAGTTGAGCAGTTTTGACAAGCATACCAATGCGTGATTTGCCTTCTGCTCCACCTACTGCTTGTGCTAGTCCTGGTATTTCGGCAGTGTTTAATGTAAAGTATACATGAAAAAGAAACTTGTTAGTTGGGGCAAGTGCTTGACCATCTGCAACGAATGTTTTCGATGCGTGTTTGTAGTCTCGCAAGTAGTCAGTACCAAAGAAGCCTTCTTTAAAGCCATCTGTGAAGTTATCCCAACTACCTAATTGTTCCTTTAACTCCTTCTTGAGGAAACTACCGAATCCCATAACGGATTATTAGTTAACGTTGTCGCCTAATGTTCTTCCAACTTCAGCACCAACACCATTACCAATTGGTGTTTGAACAGCATTGTCATAACGTAGTGTCAATGAAACAGTTGCTGGTTCTGAACTACTGTAGTTCATATCGCCGTAGTTTACATTTGATAGGTAACATCCGTAAATTTCCCAAGTCTCAAGTACATTTGGTTCGTTAGCACCATTACCACCATCTAGTATTTCTAAACGTGTAGTAAATTTATAATCAGATCCAGAAGAAGCACTTGATTGCTCCATAAAGTCTAATTGTCTTTGTAGTTGCTCACCAACTAACTTAGTAACTGCACCACTGGCATCGTCACGTAAATTAACATTGATGTCATCCCACGTATGCTTACCAGCAAGACGTACTCTTGAGTTGTAAATATCGATATCAATTGGATCAAAACTAACACTTGGTCTAGTAAAGTCCATGATTTGTTTAGTCATTTCAGTTCTAGGTGTACTTACACCAAAGTTCTCAAATATCGCACGGAAGCGATATTTTAGTTTAGGCATTAACAAGCCTTGACTAGATCCAGACTGGTCTGTTGCCAATGGCGTTGTCATCCTTGTTAAAGATGATACTGACATATTATTATCTCCTAGTTAATTTTATATGTACTCTTATTTATGACAAAATTTTAAGTTCAAAAACCACTTTTTTTTGGCTAGGTTATTTTGCTAGATAACTATCTTTTTTATGGTGAGAAAAAGATATGTCAAATAAACAAACAATGATTGCTCTAGATCCTAATAAAAGTACTGTTTTTGGGACTCAGAAGAAGAAAAAACACACACCAACTGCTACCTGTAAAGTGTTAGGATGTAACAATCATATAACACAATGGACAGGTAAAGGTTCTCAAACACTATGCGAGGAACACCAAAAAACACTTCGTGAATTTAAAGGGTTTGCTAGATTAGATAGACCATATACATTACATAAAAAATTAAAATGTGATGCTTGTGGACACGAACCGTACAATAATATACGTTTGAGATTAGAGCCAGAATTAGAACGTACTGTTTATGCTTATCGTTTACTTCAAGTAGATCATATTGTTCCTCCTGTTAATCCAGATGACAAATATATCTTAGATCACGAATGTAATCATCCAGACAATTTACAAACGCTGTGCGGCGACTGTCACCAAATTAAGACATTAAAAAGCGGTGATTTCACAAATAATAAACAAAAAGACTAAATAAATTTTGATGTAACTTCAAAATACATCAAAAACCCTTGTAATCAAAGGTTAAAGTAGTCCGAAAAGACTACACAAATAAACTAATTTTAATAAGAGGAGAAACTTATGTTAAAACAAGTAGTAGGTTGGATCAATGAGGCAACCCAAGCAGGCGTGGCACTAATTGCACTAGCAATTGTTCTACAAATTATCTTCGGTGGCACTGTTCCATTTATCGGCGGTGACGTCATTGGTACAATTACTGGTATCGTTGCACAACTAGGTGCTCAAGGTTTAGTTGGCTTAGTAGCGGCGGCAGTTTTATATAAGATCTTTAACAAGTAATTCGTTACTAACCTAAGATTATAAAGGGTAACTTTTCAGTTACCCTTTTTTTTGATTCCTTTATTTCAGTAGGAGCGAAATAAGTCCTACAATTACTATAAAACCGAGCATACAGTATTCTTTTGCTTCGGAAGTTGTTGGATTACATAGTTTCTCTATATAAGTCCTTTTACGTTGTACTTTATCCATAGTACACCTCCTTTTTTATACACTCTTTTTTAGCAGTGTAAAAGTATTTATATCTCTGTGTAACAAAGAGCATATAAATATAAAAACTATTAATTAAACATTACATCAATGAATGTTATTATTTTAACTCCTGATAGAGTTGGTTCAACTTTACTTCAGCGGACTCTCACTGTTTATATGCTACGCAAAGGTTTTAACAAACCTGTTGTAAATTTGCACGAACTTACAAACGGTCTAGAAAAATATTATAATCACGACCTGGAAATGGAAATGCTACATAAACCAGAAGACGGAAATGGGTGGGGGTATTACCAATCTTTAAACGAAGTTGTCGAATTACTCAATAGTGTTGATCATTATAAAACCAGCAGACTTGCACATTATCATATCAAAAGACGAGAAGATTCAATCAAAGACCAACTTAAATTTTACGAATATCTAAATAAAAATTTCTATATTATAAGTTGCAGAAGAAAAAATATGTTCGAACATGTTCTCAGTTGGGTTATTCAATCGCAAAGTAAAAGATTAAATATCTATAGACCAGACGAAAAACAAAAAAGATTTAAAAATATATATGAACATGGCATTACTGCTAATAAAGAGACTATAGAAATTAAACTAAATGATTATAAGGAATACATCGAATGGACTAACAAACATTTTGATGTACAGAGTTATTTCAATTACGAAGATTCAATTAATAATATAGAAGAGTATATATTAAATTTAGATTTTATGCGTGATCATAAAGATAATACGTGGGAAGATATGTTCGGTACGTCATTTGATAACTGGAACAAAGTTCACAAGACAATTGCCGACTTACAGTTAATAAACGATACAGAAAATACAGTCGAAATAAAAATACCAAAAATAAATCATAATGATTGGGATAGACTAAAAGGCTCAGATTGGCCAAAAGAGTTACCTTTAAATTTAAACGATGTTGAATCATTAGACAAAGAAGAAATCAAACACGAAATCATGACTCAAGTCGATCACGATATAGTAAAAATCAGCAAAGATAAATTAAACTTTTTAGAAAAGAATATCAAACAGTATAGATCAATAATGGATATACAAAATGATCTAGTAAGTTCTGGATTTCTAGTCTCAAACATTCCAATTAAATTACAAACATTCAAAGAAAAGAAAAAATTAATTAAGAATTATGAACAATGTATCAAATGGTACAACGAATGGGTAACAAAGAATAACTTTGGAGAGATATATAACGAAGAAGAATTTAAAGAAATTTACAAGTTAGAAGAACAAAAGCACAATAACTTCGACAATCTCTTATTCCACAAAGAATAAAAAACCCTCCGAAGAGGGTTTTTAAATGCTGGTCGAGCCGTTTTATTTATAGACCTGCGTCTATATCGCCTGTATTTTTAAGTCTGATTGGAATATAAACAAACTCAACTGCTTTGACTGGTTCAATAGCAATATCAACATAAAGTTCACTTCTGTCAATTCTTGCAGGAGTGTTGTTACTTTCATCACATACTACCAAATAGTCATATAAACCACGTTTAGCAACTAAGTCATTCATAATACCTTCAATAGAACCTTTAAGTTCGTCTCTTGTTAACTTATCGTTTGGTTCAAAGATAAATTGTTTAGCAACTGATTCAACTTGTCTTCTAATGTAAGCAACCAATCTAGCAACGTTGATTCTATCTAATGCTGATCCAGACTTAGTAGTTTTGTTACCATAGTTAACAAGTCCAGTTCCTGGAATAAATGTCATTGGATTAACATTGTTTTCATACAATGTATCTCTTGTACCTTGTCTAACTGCTGTTTGCTTAAATTCACCTTCTGAATCAATGTAACCAATAGCACTAGCATTATCAATGTTACCACGTCTAGTACCTGCTGGTGCTAACCATGGATATGAAATATCATCACTTCTAATAATAGTTCTAAGCATCATATGACTTGCTGGTACAACAATACTTGTTCCATCTAAATCATTTGTTTTACCTGCTGGATAAAATACACCCAAGTAGTTATCGTTTACATTTAATCCATCACCTGTTGTAGTTCCATTACCACTGTTGTTAGATGACCAATTTTGTAGTTCTGTTCCTGACTCTGCTAGTCTCAATGGAGTATCACCAACTACAAATGCTGTATTGTTACGCTCATTGTTAAGTGCAACCATGTTAGTCATTAATTCTGGATATCCAGGACAAGCAATCAAGTTGTAAACTCTTTGCTCTTCTCTAACGTCTGTATTAGTGTCTATAGCCGCCTTAAGAGCACTTACAACAATACTACGTTGTGCAAGTCTACCCATATTAGCAGTACCGTCATCTTTTAATCCACTAGCATTAACCCAAGCATTCTTCTCTGTTGGTAATGAACCTTCAAAGTCTAATGCATTAAAGTAATTAAGTTGGAATTTCTTAACTGTGTATCCACTTCTACGTGTGTTCCATAGTAATGTTCCTGTTGGATATAATGCACTTTCAGGAGCATCTAAATCTAAGTAATCACTTGTTAACAGTGACTTGATAGTTGGAATATCATCTGAGATAGGATCTACTGATCCACTTCCACCCCATCTTGCATCTGCAAACACAATACCATTCTCAGTTGTTTGGTCTGCTGTATCAATAGCAACCCATTGATCAACACTATCTACTGATTCGTATCTATAAATCTTAGGGAATGATTCTAAATCACTTGTATCAATCCATAAGTCACCGTATACAAGTGCTGACTCGTCACTTTGTTCTGTTGGTTCTGTAGCACTAACAATTGGTCCATTTGGACTTGTATCACTTAAATCAAAACCTCTGATATCACTTGTAACATTTTGATATCCTTTCCATCCACTGCCGTCGTTGATCATAATATCAAATTCGTCAATTGCTGAATAGTACCAATATGTGCCTTCTGCAGGATCTTGTCCAGGAGCAGTAGCACTAGCACTAAACCCAGTTTCGTTAGCAAGTACTTCCCAATTACTTAAAATAAGATCTGAATCATTACCTGCTCTAACATTATCCAAAGAACTACTTATACCAGCGTCTGCTACTGGAGTTCCTGATGTATCTTTAAGTACAATTACGCCGCCTTGTGTATGTGTAATCTTAACAGCACCTGTTGTTGTCACTGTTGCTGTTACATTATCAACGCCTGCCGCATTAAGGTCACTTACAAAATCTTCTGCAGTAGTTCCACTTAGTACAACTGTTACAGCATCGCTAAGTACATCTGAATTTTTACTACTTGCTTGAATTGTAAATGTTTCTGTTGCTGTAAAAGATGGACTTGTATCATCGCCTGTGATTGCTACTTCGCCTGTTCCACTTCTCACATAAACTTTTAAAGTGCCTGTGTCGTTGTCGCTTGTATCATATTGTGCATATGTGGCTCCTGCCGCAATTGCCGAACCGCCTGCTGATGCATCTAAACCTTTGTTTGCTGATTCATCATCTTCGTAAAGTGGGCAAGTTTGCGTTACCCATGCCGCTGTTGCTGTGTCATATTTTTTAATAACAATATTAGCACCGTTGTTAACACTTGTAGTCTTGATCCAAACAGAACCTGTTGGACGACCTGCCGCTGAACCTGAGAAATCTGTTGATCTCCAAGATGGATTTTTAGCATGACTGCTTTGTCTTAATCTTAATGTCGGGTAAGTTCCACCTAAATCCGCACCTGTGTTATCTGTGATTGTGATACTAAAGTTGTTTACTGTTCCAGTACCTGATCCAACACCAGTAGCAATAAATGTTTCGCCTGCTGTGTTTGAATTGGCACCAATTGCTGTAAAGTCTGTTGTACCTACTGTAGCAATTTCATATTCTCTACCAATAACAAAACTTCCTGCCGCTGTTGTACCGTCTGAAGCATCTGGGCCTGCAAATAATTCAATTTTGTTACTCTTGTTTACTGCTGTCACACCTGTTGTAGATGCCGCCGCATTAATAACAGTAACAACATCATCAATTGTTGTACCTGCTGTGTTACCAGTTGTTGTACCGTTAATAACTAAGTTAGCACCACTAACAATTGTTAGTGAACTTGAACTAGCACTTGTGACCACTGGCCACGAATCATACCAATCTAAATCCGGTGTTGATGCTGTGTTTGAATTATCACCTAGTAGTACCCAAACATTGTTTCTGTTCTTATAATAAACTGGATTGTTGGCATTCACCGCATTTACGGCATAATCACCAATTGATCCAATGTTTGATTTAGGAGCACCCGATGCCACTCCACCAACTAAATCTGAAGTTGATGTAATAACTGTAGGAACTTTGTTTGTAAATGCGTTTGTTGTTTCATTCCATTCGAAAATACCCCAAGCCGTATTTGCTGTGTCTAACCAGTACGTACCATTGTTTGGGCTACCTTCTGGTCTTACTGTAGTTGGTGTAAGTT